AGATACCAGTGCACTGGAGGTTATGGGTTCAAATCCCATTGTCCGCTCTTTAAACAACTAAACTGGTTCAAAGTCCAGACAATAACAAGGAGGAGCAATGTGTAACTTTCTAAGTGGAATAGGTTTTCCTGACGGCTCAATTAAAACAAGCGATGCAACAGAGTCGCATGAACACCTTATTCTTGCTTTTGGGTTAAAAGAATCCATTAATTTATCAAAAAACGGATGGGTGAGATTTGAGTATAGCCCAGAAGACATTATTGATATGTGCGATATAACAAAATATCGCCTAACAATTGACCAAGTTATTATTCCTGATTGGGTAACAGACGAAATAATGGAGTCGTGGGAGCGGAAAGCTAATCAATTAGTTAAAGGCATGATTTTACTTGATGGAGAAATACCTATATTACTTGGAGGTAAATGGATTTTTGGGGGGAATGTTATTGTTAATTCAATTGTAAATTCTATCATTGTATCAATGTGGGGCGGTTCAATCAAGGACATGTGGGGCGCAATCAATGACATGCGGGGCGGTTCAATCAATGACATGCGGGGCGGTTCAATCAATGACATGTGGGGCGGTTCAATCAATGACATGTGGGGCGGTTCAATCATAAATGATAAGCGTAATAACAAGGAGGCGAAATGAAACCAGCAAAATATCCAAACGTGCGGATTGCATTAGCGCGTAAGCAGATTTCGCAAACCAAATTTGCGGAACTCGTTGGCACAAATGAATCGTATGCGTCCCAGATAATTGTAGGGGTGCGAAACATAACCGAAGAAGAAAAACTACTATGGTCATTCCATTTGGGAGAACCTGTAGAAGAACTTTTTAAGACAAGCGAGGAAATATGAATAAATTAAAAGACATTTTATGGGTTTTGCTCAATCCAAGTTATTGGATTATGAGTTGTCCATATTCTAAGGAATGGGATAAAGTTCTCCGGGAATCTATGTCTAATAATAAATTTATAATATTAGACCATTATACGGCCAAACTTGGGAAAAGAGAAATATGGATATGTAATCATCCGGATGCGTCCTTTCGTTTATGGGTAAATTGTAATGCCGTCAACGTGCGTCCTTCCAGAATAACAATTAGAGACGCATATAATAAATTATTGAAGGACGCTATAAATGAATAGTATAAAAACAGAAGGTGATAACGAGGCGACTGCGTTTCCGTTTTGGATAATCATTGACCCAAGGCAAAACATGAGCTGTTCAGTTGATGAAGTCGCAAGCCAAATAACCGGAGTCTGGTTTTCAAGAAAGAGTGCGAAAGAGTATTTGGGTAGTCATTCTTACAATTTCTCAAAACGCGCAAGGGTTTATTGTCATACCGGCAACAAATCCTGCGATTACAGAGAAGCTATCGAAAACGCGAATAAGGACACTATAAATGAATAAATATCAATTATTCTGGTATCATTGCAAATGGTACTGGCGAGAACAAAAGGGCATAATTATCCTTGGCATTATAACCACTTTGTGGCTTGCAACCATAATATTGGCGACTAACTATAGTGTCCAACAGAAGCAATTTTACAAGGATGAAATCACAATACTAAGTGATTATATCGACGAGCAAGAGACGGATTTATTTAATATGTCAATGGTAGTTGATTCGGTTTACTCCAAACAGTTAATGATTGAAAAAGAAGTTATTTCTCTTGCCGGAGAGATGCACAAGATAAGGACTGGCAAATGAACCTAAAACCGATTGACCCGATGGTAATTATACCTTTCATAATTGTTGTTATTATATGGACAGTCGTATTCTGTGTTGGGTTTTACGTTGTAGGGGGCTTAAAATGACTGATTCCGCAAGCCAAGAAGATAACCGGCCACGTGTTGATAGCGCAAAGCATGATGATATCGGCATTGTCTGGTCTGATTTGGTCGATGCTTTATATATCGCCATAAATGATGACAACGCCGAGGATGAAAATCTCGAAATAATTAAATCCGCTTGCAAAAAAGCACTCAAGGAAATTAAAAAGATAGAGGAGACAAAATATTGAAGACTACAAATGAAATAATGGATATGGTTCGCACGCGATATTATCCGAGGGATAATATAGAAATCCGTGCCGCCATTAACGAGCTTCAAAACGAAATCAAGGTCAGGGATAGAGCGCATGAATTATCTAACGTAAGTTGTAACGATTGCATCATACGTTGTACTGGGGCTTTACTATGCTATGAGTCATGTTTAGCTTATGCCCGCAAAGAAATAGAGGCATCTCATGATTAAACCCACAAATGCACGGAGAGGGAGGATGCGATTTATCGGCATCTACAAAACAGACAAAGAAGGTATGAAAACAATACAGGAGAAGGACTTTAGCTTTTATGGTGACAGGCGAGTCTATTCTCAAAGCAAAAATAAAACAGGGAAGGATTAAATGAAACCTGAACTCTTAGAATTACGGCAACTGTATGAGGGATTTGTCCTTGCCTTAACAGAAGATTTGGAGCAAGCCAACTTACGCATTAATAAGCACATGAGTATGGTTAAATCAGAAGAAATTTATATCATGACCGTAAAGAATCTGCTTGAAGAAAAACGACAAACACTAACCGAGCTTAACAAGAAAATAGAGGGATAAATAAATGTTACGACTTTGCAAGAAAACTGCTACAGGGTTAGAATTTATTGTTGGACATGCAAATATTCCTTCATATTTCAAAACACAGGCCGAATTAGAAAAGGCAATGAGAGACCACCCTGATATCTTTGAGCCTGATACTAATTATACTCTTCACGAGGATAGGGCTGTATTCCATGTCGTAAGTGAAATTAAAAGAATGGTGGTAAGAGTTGATGGAAAATAATCTTATAAAAAGAGAGTCACAGCAAGAGGTACAGACATATCAAGAGCCTATGACGTGGATTGAGGTTCAAATGCAAGTCAATCTCGTTCAAGAAGTCATGCAACATGTAATGATAAAAGATGAACATTACGGAGTAATACCGGGATGCGGTGCAAAGCCAGCCCTATTAAAGGCTGGTGCTGAAAAACTTGCAATGACTTTTAGACTTGCTCCAAAATTTGAGATACAAGAAAGAGAAATGCCAAATAATCACCGTGAATATTCAATCACAGCGTCCATATACGGCACTTCTGGAAACTTTCTCGGTTCGGGTGTAGGTTCGGCTTGCACAATGGAAGGCAAGTGGCGTTTTCGTACCGGAGAAGTGGAACTAACAGGTAAACCAGTACCATCTGATTATTGGACTGATAGGGATATTAACCTTATTGGTGGCAAGGGCTTTGTTACAAAGAAGGTTGACGGTAAATGGTTCATCGCTAAACAGGGCGTAAAGGTTGAACATGATAATCCTGCTGATTATTACAACACGTGCCTTAAGATGGCAAAAAAACGCGCTCTTGTGGATGCTATCCTCACAGTTACCGCCGCGAGTGATATATTCACCCAAGATATTGACGATAGCCCCGAATTATTTGGAGGGGGTACTAATGTATCAACTCAATCGAAATCATCGCCTGTTGACCCCAAGACGGGGCTTTATGTACAACCTGAACCACTTGGCAATATCATTGATGCAGAGATGGAAACAATGCCCGAAATGCCCGATTATTTAAAAGAGCCTATACCTGAACCTGAAGATGAAGGCAAAAGGGCAAGAGAGACCGCCGCTGAAGTATTCGAGGGTGAAGTTGTAGAACCGCAAAAGACTACCCCAATTCTTGACGAGGACGAAGCAACACGGATAAAGTTACATGCGCTACTCCAAAGCCGTAATGGTGGTACAGAGCCTTATCCTAACCTGTGCGCGGCTGCTAAAGAGGTGCTTAAACAATGCACGGCATTTAAGGATTTGAAACTCATAGACCGTCTCGATTGGCTAAAGGGTGGCAGACTCAATGCTGCTTATGGAAATGCCAAGAAGAAATATCCGGCACTCAAAGAAGATGAACTATTCCCGATGCCAAAATAAATAATGCCGCTTAGAATGGAGGAATAAAATGAAAGATCAATTTATCAATGAAAAATTGAACGGTATTGAAAAACACATAAAAGCTATTAGAGAGCATATTAATAAACCAGAGCCGAAAACAGTGCATGCTTGGTGGAGCGGAACGTCGAATGTACAAGACGGAAAGCCTGAAATAATTGAAAAGTATGAAATTGCTCATCTTAATATCAAAACATCCAGATACTATGTTTTTTCCAGTCGAGGTCAACTTTTTGTGCCAGAGGGCGAACTCCGCTTTGCTGGGGATGATGTTTATTGGGATGGAATAACATATTCGGGCGGCAAAAACGCTATGCCGGGGGTATTTAAAATTGCTAATATAAACGAGAGTATTATCAGCATAACAGACGGTGTTTTGACATGTCCTACTACTCCAGAGCATCTTTTCACAACACCTATTGAGCTAGCCCGTGATGAAAAGGCAATCAAGGCAATCAAGGCTATCAAGGATAGCTTAGACCAACGATGGAGCAAGATTGTCAAGTGCGAGACATTTTTTGAAGCATCATATATCATAAAAGATACTGATTGTGCTCTTTGCAAAGTATACGGAGCTTCGAATATTCCTTGCCCCTTAAAAAATGAAACATGCAGCGGGCGTAATTGTGTATCAGAATTTAATGCATTTTATTTTAAAAATGATATAAAAAAAGCCAAACCTATGTACGACTTGCTCTGCCAAAAATACAAGGAATACTCCGGCTTGGATTACGTGCCTGAACACCCTGAACCCAAGTTTGCAAAGGGGCAAATGACGGATAGGGGCAAGATAATTGCTGTTATTTGGGGTGAGGATTGGGCTAAGGAGTACCATAAAGAACCAGACGACCATAAGCATTGGCATTATAAAACTGAACTATATGCTAACTATTATTTTTTGGAATCCGAGCTTACCACCATTCCTTCCACCGAAGTCACGCTGTTCAAGGTTGTGGATGGCGAGGTTGAAACGGGAAACAGGATGCTTGATAAATTCTGGACTGATAAAGATGAATATGCTGAGCAAATATTTAAAGATGGTTTCTGTGCTATCCTAATCACAAAGGATGGGGTAAGTGAGCGACGGTATTGCCCAGAAATTGAAGCATTAGAAGAACTGAGTGTTTTTAAGGGATGGCAAAATATCGCTGCTACCACTACTGAAATAAAAACGATATTGGAATGCATTATCACCCATCCGATATGGACTGTGGAGTCTAAATCAGGGCAAAAGCTCCGCGCTTACAGGTCTAAAGATGGCCAAGTGTTTGTGGAAATTGATGGTAAATATCTTGGGTTTATCCCAGAAGCATTAATAAAACCGTTAGGTCTTGAGGGTCACGAAATGCCATACATATTACACGGGAAGGGTTAAGTGATGAACAGTTTCTTTCAGCAACCTAGTTTTTCTTGTAAATCAGAGCCATGTCCTGATTGTGCAGAAAAAGACGCTGAGATTATCAGATTAAAGGATGAAATCATACAGCTCAAGGCAAAAGAGATTCCACTCAAAGAGCCTTTTAAGATTATTCATGATTGCTCTGAATGGAAGAAAGGATAATTATGTATAGCTATCTTGATGGTGACACTTTAAAAGATATGCTTACCAAGAAAGACGCCGAGATTACCGAACTCAAAGGCGCGTTATCTCAAGAGATTGCGTGTAGAATTGAGCTAAAAGAAAAGTGTGTCGCCTATACAGAATTATTAGAATCTCTCAAAACGAGGCTTGAGGCGGCAGATGCTATGAACAAAGAGTTGCATAAGGTGAACACCGAATTACAGGAAAAGCTTGCGTCAGAAACTAAGCGGGCTGACTACACGGTGTTGGATGAGGCAACTTTTAAACAATTAAGCGAGGTAGATAATGGATAATAATTATGAGTGGAATTATGAAGAGAGGCAATGGCTTTCGCGAGCCAAAAGATTGTTTAATAAAATACCAAAGGATATACGGCTGTACCTATCAAACATTGACGGGGCATTCGTGGCCTGTAAGTATAACATTAAAAGCGATGATTTAGATTATGCCATAAACCAAGAGGTAATTCAGACTGGCGACAATATATCTGATATGCACGATGAAGTAAGCGGGAGAGGCAAGCCATGAGTAATAATTGCATGAATTGTAGCCGCATTGAAGAGCATAAATATTGTACCACTTGCGATGATACTTATAGTAATTGGCATAAGGAAAGCTGGTATTACAGGGTAAGAGAATATATATACTTTCGGAAATTTACAATAGCTTATACACTAATCCTTTCAGCGGTATTCTTATTAATAGTCATTGAATTTATTATTGCAATCAAAACTGGATATTTTACAGGAGGCAAGCCATGAGTGAGCTTAAAACAGTTGATGAAATGATGGTACTCGCAAATGAGTTTGCCCACGCAGTGAGAGTAGAAGAAGGACAATGCGCATCCACTGACCTAGAAGAAAATGCTATCCGCGCCGAACTTGAAAAGTGGCAGAAGCGCATCGATGAACTCGTCAAAGCAAACGGACAGGCGGCGCTCGACTTGGATGTAATAACGGAAGAAAAGGCCATATTGCAAGCCGAAATCGAGTCTATAAACAAAATTCATAAGTTCGATATGGATAATATGTTCAAAACGCTGAATGCGACGCATGAAATGAATAAGAAAAAAGAATTGATATTCATGGAAACTGTTGTAGAGTTGCAAGCTGAAATTGACAGGCTAACAAAACCAAGTTCAAATAAATATGACTTTTGGCGAGGGCTTTGTGATGATAAGAGCCTTGCTGAATATCATATAGGAGGCGAACTATTTAGGACAGAAATATCTCAGATTCTTGAGGATATTAACATCAATAGAAATGCCTTCTTGGGTTTACTAGAATCTACAAATAAATCACTCGCGAAACTAAAGACGGAAGTTGATACTTTGCGTAATGATATGGTAAATTCCGGCGAACTCTATCTTGAAGAACAAATACAGTTACGACACGCAGATGAAAAGATTGCTGATTTATTAAATGAGGTTGGCAGACTCAACGCCATTATCAAGGCCAATGGAGCAATGGACTTTTGCCTGCAAATTACAGCCCAGAATAAGGAATTACGTGCAGAGAATAAAGAATTGCAAGACAAATTAACCGACAGCATGTGGGATGTCGAAAACGAGCGTACAAATAGAGAGCTTGTTGAAGATGAATGCGATAAACTTGCCAAGCAGAAAGCGGAATTATTAGTTGAAATTGAGCACATGGCAGATTAACAGGCTAAAGGGGGAGTAATGGAGACTAAAATCACATTTAAGGAAACACCGATGCAAGCTCTTGAGCAATTATATAATGCCGTTAAAGAGTTCCTTGCCAAGGATTGTTATGGCGAGGAAGAAATAAATCAACAAATAACAAAACTTGAAACCGCTTTCGATTATTGCAAGATTTACTTTGAACCTAACAAATGGGGGGAATAATGTTAACAATTGCTAGATTAAAGGATGGTGTATGCTTCGGTATAGGCATAAACAAAGACAAATTTGAGATATTCTTTGCGTTGTGGGTTATGAAGTTTATTTGGGGAGTCAGATAATGCCTAAAAGTCTAAATATGTATATGGGTTTCTCTCGCTCTTCCGGTAGTCATGAAGGGGCAATACTTATATTTGCAGTCAATTCAAGGCAGGCGAGGAAAATAGGGTTTTATTTTGCCTATGGTATGCTTGTTGATGATTATACCGATTTTATAGTAACAAGAATAAACGATGCTCCGTGGCTTTATGAAGAAGCTGTTCCTGATAAATTGAGATACGGAATCCCTCATATCATTGATAATCCCACAGTTTGTAAATCATGCGAGCAATGGGGTGAATGGCTAATTGATGGGAAATGCCAACAATGTATTGATGACGAGGATATGTATATGGGCAGAAAGAAGAGCCATGACAATGCCTAAAAACGTACATGATATAATCTATAAATATTTAAAGGATAATGGCTTTGACGGCCTTTACAATCCTGATGCAGACCCCGGTTGTGCCTGTAGGGTTGATGAAAAAGAAGAGTTTATGGTCTGCGATATATACAATGAGGACACATGTTATTTCTGCATACCGGGATATTTAAAACCATGCGACCCTGAAAGTTGCGGAGAAGGACACGCTTTTCATATTAGCGTAGATAAACCGGAGGAAATCAATGACAGCCAAACAGATTGAGCTATCCGTATCGAAATATTTCAGGATGAACGGGATGCAAAACCTGAATCTGATAATTCCTAATTTCAAAGACTCTGGAAACTGAAGAGAGATATAAATGAAACTACGCCCTAATTACATGTCTTTGACAGATGATGATATTGGGATATTCTGGAATTTAAGAGGCCGGTATAGCGTACCTTTTCTAGCTCAATATGCAGAGACTACAAAATACACTATTCAGAGGCTTTATGTTTCAAGTGTGCGCCCAAAATCAATTAAAATAACTGTCTACAACAAGCTCTTACATTTGTACAAAAGCCATATTACCCAGCAAGGGGTAAGTATTAAAAGGGGGAAATATGAACAAATATTAGCCTTAACCATGGAGGCATTGTTAGCAAAATATGGCATAGATGGATTAGCTGAAAAGTTAGGAGAAAACAGGGATAAAATAAAATCAATGTACCGGGCAAAGAGTTTTTGGGTGACTCATGCTCTTTATAAAAAAATCAATAAACTATCGGAGGCTAAAGATGAATAAGTGGATTATACTACACTATGCAGAAAAAGTTTATTATAGCGACAACTCGACTAAAATACTAAACCATGAATATTATGTTAATTTTGGGGCATGTTTAGTAATGGAAAGAACCGAATATAATACTTTTCTTGTGAGATTGGAAAATATAAACTTTGATGAATCCCCCGATGAAATCCTTGCCATGCTAAAAGAACCCGATAGCGAGCTTCTAAAATCCGCAAAATCACTTATTGAGCATTTAAGCCATTACATTTACACGCTCTCCCCTGAAGAAGAGAAATCTGCAAAAGAAATTTGGGGCAAGCAATTTGACGATTTAAAGAAAGTGCTAGGAGAAAAATAACATGATACAATTTATCTGTGGTTTTATCTTTGGGTTATTTTTTAGTTTATTATTTTTATTTCCCGCTCTAATTGGCTTTATAATAGGCGATAAAAAATGACAAAGATTTGTATTATAATAGTGATTATTCTTGTCTGTTATTATCTGTTATTATTAATTGGGGCAATAATAATTAATCACATAACAAACAAAATATTACCGCCCGGAAGGAGTGGATAAATATGGTAGGGTATATAATCTTTGGGTGTATCTTTATTTTACTATTATTCTGTTACGTTTGGATGTTTTGTGATATGAATAAAAATCGTTAATAACGGCAATATTGCCACAAAGGGGGAATAATGGCATCTGTAACTCCAATGCAAAGAACAATAGCTGAATTGAACAAAACCGAAACAGTATTTGGTATTGTTGAGAGGTTTATTGGAGGGGCTAAAATCAAAGTGCGAGTTGACTTTTTGAATATCATTGATTTAATAGCCTTAGACCCCGTAAAAGGCGTTTTAGGTATTCAGGTATGCGGAAATGATTTTAAGGCGCACGTTGACAAGATATGCGTTGAGAATGCCAAACAAAGCAAGGCATGGTTAAGCACTCCGGGCACGGCTCTTGAAATATGGGGTTGGCGCAAATTAAAAAATAAACGAGGCATGAAAGCGACCCATTGGGAATGCAGAGTTCAAAAAATTACGCTAGACGATTTTCCCGAACCCGAAACCGATATTGATAATCCATTTTGAGGGGAAACCAATATGAAAGATGAAACCGGACAGGATATTATACTCTGGACGTTGCTGTTGGTGCTCATATTTATCACGGCTTGGCTTGGGACGGAGTATTTGATTATCAAAGAGCAAAATAAACAATGGAATAATGCCTATAATATTGCTAAGCAAGAGTACGATAATACATGGTTGATTTATAATCAGCGCAAAATATTAAGATTTGACGCATCACAAATACCACTAGGTGCGAGTTGCGATACTATTACATATCGTACAAACTGTGATACAATGATTTTTAAAATAAATCCTCCCAAAGGCGCGCGTATTTATAGAACACATATTACTTGGAGATAATAATGAAGAAATGTTATATTTGTAGCCCGTTTCGAGCTGATAAGAACGTGCAAGATTATTATATCTGGGTTGCCAAAGAGCTTAGTAAAAAGGCCGCTATTGCCGGATATGCCGTGTTTTGCCCTCATTTAGCTTTTCAATTCCTTGATGATAATGTTCCGGAACAGCGGGAACAAGCTATCACTATGGGGAAAGAATGGCTCAAGAAGTGTGATATTATTATGCAACTTGATTGTGCTTTATCTCAAGGAATGATTGGAGAAATTATGCTTGCTAAGAGCTTAAATAAAAGGTTTTGGATTATAAAGGAGAGTGACTTATGACTGATTGGATGATATTTCTATGCCGATTGATAACAGGTGTATTGTTTGGGTTACTGCTAACTTATTTAATTGTTGCGGGGGCTAAGTAAACCTCATTCTTAGCTTTACTTAATAAAATAATATGGTATATTAAGTAAGAATATATAATCTTACCAATGGAGGAATTATGGCAGATAACACAGAATTAATTAAACAGTTTCGAGCAAAACTTGTTTTGAATGGAGATTCTATAAAAGAATTTTGCCGCGCTAATGAAATTGATTATAACCAATTTACACAAGCTGTTAATGAGACGCGTCCGCTTAAAGAAGATTACCGTAAAATTATTAACGAGTATGGATTATCCCCGGATGGCCTTAGAACGCTCAAAAAGATTCGAGGGTAAAAAATGAACGATACCCCTCAACTTGAGAACGGACATTTCTTGATTGCAACAGAGATTTATGAGGCTCTGGCTAAGACTCGTATTCCGGGTGAGGCAAGGCAGGTATTGGATTTTATTATTCGTAAAACTTATGGCTGGCATAAGAAGGAAGATAGAATATCACTAAGTCAATTTACGGAAGGAACTGGTTTAAAAAAACCAACTATTTGTAAGGCTATTAATAAATTAAAGGAAATGAATTTAATCATTACCAAAAAAGATAATAGTATTACCCAAAAAGGTAATGATTATATTGTAACTTATTGTTTTAACAAGAGTTATAATAACTGGAATCTATTACCCAAAAAGGTAACGTTACCCAAAAAGGTAATACCTATTACCCAAAAAGATAATTTACCATTACCCAAAAAGATACCCACAAAAGATACTATTACAAAAGATAAACTACCTCTCGTTCCGGTTAGAAAAAAACCTGAACCCGAAGAGATTGATTTAAAACTTTCTGATTTACTCTTAGAGTTACTCACGGCAAATAAACCCGACAGAAAACAAAATTCAAATGAAGTTATTAATTGGGCTAACTCTGTTAGATTAATGAGGCAACAGGATAATCGAACACCTCAACGCATAGAGGCTGTCATTCGATGGTGTCAAAAAGATTCTTTTGAAATGGGCGTTGTTTTATCAATGAGCAAATTAAGAGATAGATTTGACAACCTTGAGATGAAAATGAAAAAATACGGGCATGGTTTAACTGATAATGAAAATGGCAATGGGTTTAAACCTGATATTACAAAGCAAGGCACATTAGAAAGTATGATGGAAAGGGATGGTATAAAAAAATGATGCCCCAGAATGAGGATATTGAAAGACATGTTATAAAAATATTACTCTCCGATAGTCAAGCTTGTGAAGAATATATATCCGGCATTAATCAAGACTACTTTTATAAAACTGATTATCAGGCTATTTTTCTTTGTATATCTGAACTTATCGCCTGTAATGAGCCAGTAGATATACTCACTGTAAATGAAAAAGTTGAAAAGAATAAATTGGTTGATGCGGTTGGTGGCATTGAAACGCTATTAGCACTTAGTGGTGAATGGACATCATCTGCAAATATAAAATATCACTTAGACACGCTTAAAACACTCGCTTTGAGGAGAAAAGTTATAGAGATATGTAACGATGTAACTGCAAAGGCAGGGGATAATAACACGCCAATATCAGAAATTGTAAGCGGTTTAAGTGAAAAACTTTATGATATTAATTTGCAAAAAGCAAATACCGGATTAAGGCAGGTGAGTGATGATATTCATAAAACGTATATCGAGATAATCGAGCGTAACGCAGGAAACAGGCCACCAAGAGGATTAAAAACAGGATTTACAGGCCTTGATTATGAACTTGGTGGCTTACAGCCCGGACAACTAATTGTAGTATCAGGGAAGACAGCACACGGAAAGACAGCGTTTGTAACTAACATAGCGCAGGAAGTTAATAGAAATGGTACAGCGGTTGCGCACTTTAGTCTTGAAATGAATTATGAAGAAGTTAAAAAAAGAATTTTACAATCAGAATCAAGAGTAAATCTCAAAAAAGCAGAGATAAAAGGATTAAATGAAGAGGAACGGCACAAGATATTAAAGGCATCCGAAAGAATAGCAGAATATAAACATTACTGGATTGATGATACAGGAGCTATTTCATTACAAGAAATAGAATCGAAGCTTATTAAGGCAAAGAGAGATAATAATATAGGTCTTGCTGTTGTTGATTATTTGCAATATGTAACCGCAAAGAATAAGAATATCAATAGCCGGGAGCAGGAAGTATCGACCGTTTCAAGGGGATTAAAAGCAATAGCTATGAACCTTGAAATACCCATTATAGCAGTATCATCTTTAAGTCGCAAGACAGAAGAAAATAAAGGGATGCCAACACTTGCGATGCTTAGAGACTCTGGGAATGTTGAATATGATGCAAACGCAGTATTAATGGTTTATAACAGATTTATGGATTTCCCTGAATTTCACGAGTACGCTGATAATGTTAGAGAAATAGGATTACTAAAGAACCGTGAAGGCTCATTAAACACTTTATACTTACAGTGGCATGGTGAACAGACACGATTTGTAACTATTGGAGCTGACAATGGATGAAGAGAGACTTACTAAACTTACCAAAGAAGAGTTGTTCGCGTTTCTTAAACAGAATAAAAAAACGGTAGTTGACCGCTTCGAAAAGAAACCAAAGTATTCTAATCCAGATTTTAACTATGTTAGGGCTAAAGCATTAGTGTTTCGTGAACAGTGGTTATCTGATACCGCACTTTATGATAAACTTATACGTTGGATAACTGAATATTGCTGGTCTTGACATGCCTGATTATCGTAAAACAGCGAAATAACAGTAACAAGTGAGGTGTAAAATGAAAACAGCCGATGAAAGAATGGAAGCGATTTATGGCGGTGGATGGCAAGACTTAATGGCTTGTGTTAAAGCAATTCAAGTTGTCTATAATAATTTAAAGGAAATGCAAGCCGAGATAGATATACTTGAAGATAGCAATGAAACATTTAAAATCTTAGAAAAAGTATCTTTAGAATATAACCAAAAAGCAAAAGACTTTTTAAAAAAACAAAGGTTTTTATCTATTGAGGAGGTTAATAACTATCATTACTCTTTAATATGCAGAAAAAATGCCGATACCCCAACCGTTGGCTATTTACAAGAAATATTGGTTACTGATATTGTGGATGAACTATTACAAAAAATTGACAGGCTCCAGTATGAAAAGGATGAAGCGGTTAAGCGGTTGTTAGGTTATCAGGAAATGGTTCACAATGGCTAAAGGAATTGCGAGAGATGCAGAATTTCATCGTTTCGCACTATAACGCGACTGATTACCGGAATCCTGTGTTAAATAATACTCTTATCGAAAAGGAGAATGAATAAATGGATTACATGGATGATGTGATTAAGGAAGTATTTCCAAAGATATTTAACGAACTTGTACCAGAAGAAAGTCTAATACCTACCGAACATACTAAATACTTTATACTGCCAAAAAACACTCAACACAGGGCGATTAAACTTGCTATCATACGAGATATGATTGATAGCTTGCCGGGGGTAAATCATGAGTGATAAAATTCATACCTCCCCCAATACCGGCTGGAACGATAAACTTTATCGGGAGAATTACGATAAGATATTTAGTAAACCTAAATTTACAGAGTTTTCGAATGCTCCAATACCGTTTTACTATTCACAAGTAAAGCCGATAGAGAAGAAGGATAAAATTAAATGAAATTATCTCAGGGTTACGGTTCAGAATTCATAGTGTTAAATGCACAGACAAAGGAAGTTGTTTCAGATGTCTTGCTCTTATACCCTTTACAGTTCAAAGAGGAGTTTCAGATAATGCGCCAATATGTTATACAGCATAACGATACAGCACTTGCGCAAGCTTTAAAACGGTATGAAGAAGTTTGGAACGCCATTGAGGAGGTTAAAAAATAATCATACCCCATACCATTAACACTTTCACTCATACCCAATAGTAAAATATTTTACGTTTTAGCAAAAACTCTTGTAAAAATACATTGACAAAAACACTCCCATACTTTATATTATCCTTTACATGATAGCACTCTCCTTTATTACTCTTCTTTTTCTCCCCCATAAAAAAAGCCTGGAACTCTCCCCAGGCTTTTTTAATTGTTGTTTGGCTATTTAAATAGGTATTTGATAAATTCCCATATTCTTATAAATATAGACTTCTCCAATACTACATCATGTTGAATTATTTCGGTGGTGATATGCTTCTCTCTATATGGATGCTCAATATGCCAATTTATATTGCGCTTCCATCTGGGTAATACGGACTTTGATTTTGTGCCCATATCAACCTCTCCTTTTGCTGTGGACGGTTTTAGTTAAATAACATCTAATATTTTTGTTTCCGGATGTTTTTGTTTTTCTAACAAATATACTTTTTTTGTAATCTTAACGCCCCATAGCATTTGATTAAGACGTTTTTCAATGGCTTTTTTTGCAATTATATAGTTTTCTGCGTAAACTAAAGCTTTAGGAATAGCATTTATTATCATATCTTCGGGGCAATTCGCGAACTTATAATAATACCGTTTCATAGCTCACCCTTCCATCCGGCGATGCTCTGCCATGTTAAATAAGTTCACAAGGTCAAAGTTGTTTTCATCAAAGCAGACATCCCCTGCATCTGGTTCATCTTCCGGCTCCGGCTCGAATATCTCCTCAAGCCAGTTTTCAAACCTGTTTTTTGCACTCATTTTCTCTCTCCTTATTCCTCAATTAAAATGTTATTCGGAGCTGCCCATAGAAGTTTTGACTTAGGGAACTTATCAATCAGTTTTCGGCTCGCTCCCAGTCTTAATTATTTAACACCTGTTAACCTCCATTCACCAACGATATTACCGTTGGTGTCCATGCACTCGCCCGTTTTCAAACCATCCTCGACTTTGGTGATAATATTAGTGAGTATTTGATTTATTTCGTAAGAAAACCCACCATCTCGAAACGCTGCATTGTCTGTTTTAAATTTAATATTAAACACTTTCGCTCCTTTTGTTAGTTATGATTCATAAGAGACTAATATTTCTCTATTGCCGGGTTCTTGGGTAACAATAATATTATTGTTATGATAGACAACATACCAGTCGCCACCGTATTTATTCCAGTTATTTTCTGCAATTTTAATTGCCTGTGCCTTTATTTGTTCAATATTTCTCCTTTTACATTCATCAAGGTAACTCTCGACGTTATTAATCATTTCCGCTTCTGTGATTTCTGATTTTTTAGCACATAATAGTGACATTTTCAACTCTCCTTGCTATTCTTTTAATTGTTAAGCTATTTATAATCAATTACGCTGTCAATGCCGTTTAATTCTAATTCAATAATTGTTATATCTCCGGACAGATGTAATCTCTGTAATAATTCGTTCCACTTTTTGGCAGATGTAAAGTCTGATTTAGCTAATAAAATAGTGTCCATTTCAACTCCTTTAATTGGTTTCTCTTGTCTGTTATAAATTATTAATTAATTCAAGATTACTTTTCTCGGTTGATATTTTATAGCGATAAACCCAGTGTTTATTAGAGAACTCATTAGTGAATTTAATTCCTAACTGCACTAAGGTGTTTTTAATAGTTTCATTTTCCTTTTTGAAAGTTTCATTATCTTTAAACCAAGTGATATAAGAAAACCCAAAAGAAGTATAATAAATATTACCGGAAACTTTAATATTCTGAAAAACTGATTGCAGATTAGTAAAAGCAGAATTACAAAGTTTTTCTGCTTGTTTTATAATCCAGTTATCAGTGATGTTTTTGGGTAATTTAATAGTTTTTGATTTCCCATTACTGATAAGGTATAAATAGGGGAAAGCAGTTAAACTGTCTTTGGCGGACATATACCCGGAGCAGTTAAAGTCCTTTAAAAATTCACTGATATTTCTCGTATAATCCATCACGGCATATCCTATTAATTTTGAGCTTCTCTCTGTCTGTTATTAATAGTATAACTGTTTAATTTAATTTGTCAAGTATTATTTTAAAGTTTTTATAAAATATTATTAAATATTTAAAGAGAAGCAATTAAACAGCACATACTATCCATCGCATCCACTCCTGATAATGCGCTCTTGCCCCCTTAATCAAAGCCATATTATCTTTGAAAATGAATAAATATATATTATATTAACTTCTATAACTAAAGTTCCCTTTTTAAAAAGGAAGTCAATAAAATGGTAAACAATGAATTTTTCGAGCTTTACAGGCACCCAAAATGGCAAGAAAAGCGTCTTGAAATTATGAACGACGCAAACTTTACCTGTGAACGGTGCGGAAGTAAAGAGAAAACATTAAATGTGCATCACCGATATTATGAAAAAGGCAAGAAACCTTGGCAATATCCAAATGAAAGTCTTGACTGTCTCTGTGAGGACTGCCACAAAGATACTCAAAACGAACTAAACGATATTAAGGCCTTATTACACAAAATACCCCCAAAAGAGCTGTGGCATGTTATTAAGTTCTTAAAATGGTTTCTTGAAGACATTTAATAAAGCACTCTATTATACAATAGCACAAAATTACACTTATGGTTCAACTCTAATAATATATTATACGCTTATATAATATCCAGAGAATTACTTAACTAAAATAGAATAAGGGGGAAAGAAAGGGGGACTATAGGGGGATAGTATAGGGGTTAATATATATCTTTACGATAGTATCTTATTATTATAGTCGGTTATATTCTTTTCCTGTAATATGGGGTAGCAATTCTATGCTGTCCATTTCGAGGCTAAGCGCAAATCATTCGCGCAAATCATTCGCGTTTTGAGGGCAAATAATCCCTGATATTGCCATAAATAAATAGACAAAAATTATAACATATTGAATAATAACGACTTAATGTATATAAAACTTACTAACTTATGTCTAAAGTTAGCGAGATAATACCAAATAGCCATGTTATGATGTAATACGTAAAATAGGGGGTACCCTATGTTCCGGGATTGTAGTTTCCATAGGCTATATACGTTGTTTTGTCCAAAGATATTTTTAAAAAATATGGAAGAAAAATATTGACAAGCTATTAAGTAATGGCTATAATAGTAAAAAAGTAAGATAGAATTAAGTGTTTTCTAAAAGGGGGAAATATGGCAAAGATTAATTATTCAGATTATAAAGGGGATTATTGGGAACTTGCGCTCTGTAAAATATTGATAGAATTAAACAACACTCTATCGGGAATATCAGAGAGCTTAAAAATAATAATAGAAAATGGAGAGATAAAAGATGATACCGTACGCGAAGAATTACAATCACCCGGTAAAGGGCGATAATATCAAGGTTAGCCCGATAAGGGAAGTAAAGAAGATAGCGGAGATAAAGAAGCGGTTAGAAAGTAACCCGATGTATTATGCGCTTTTTGTTATTGGTATCAATACTAATCTTCGGGCTTCGGATTTGGTGAGAATAACGGCGGGGCAGACAAGAGGATTGAGGCCAATGGATGAAATCACACTCAAGGAGCAGAAAACTGGTAAGCATAGGAGGATAAGTTTAAATGCCGGATGCGTGAAGGCTATTAATAATTTACTTGAGAGCAGGGAATATGGGGACAATGAGCCGCTAATGGTGGGACAGAGGGGGGTTATTAAACCTAACACGATTAACAGGCTTGTAAAGGGGTGGTGTAAGGATGTTGGGCTGAAGGGAAATTATGGGGCACACACATTGAGAAAAACGTTTGGATATCACCAATATCATACTTTTAAGGTTGATATTACCAAGCTTACCATTGCTTTTAATCACAGCACTCAACGGCAGACATGCGATTATCTTGGGATACAGCCAGAAGAAATTAAAAACATTTATAAAAACGAACTATGAAATTACAATTAGGAATAAAATCTCTGAGATATATTTAAAGCACTTAGAAAAAGTGTATCCCGGTATTTCTGAATGCAAAACTATGGAAGATTACGAGGCGTACTTTGCTAACCAGAATAGCATTATATTTGTTGCTTTTAATAAAGAGGGTGATGACACGATAAAAATAAAGGAAGTACCAAAATGAAAACGATTAATGAGTACAAGTTCACAAATAATAAATCTTTCCGCACTTCCTATGTCTCACGGAAAGAACGCAAAAAAATCGGAATTCATAAGGATGATAACATATGTTTTGATTGGTATAAGGGAGAAGGTTATGATAAAGGACTATATCTAAGGCCAGATGAAGCTCTTATTATTGCCAAGCAACTTATAGACGCTGTTTGGAAAGTTACCGGAGCTTATGCAGATGGCTTTTTGAGAGACTATAACGGTTACAAGGAAGAAAAATTATAGTTTTATAAAATAATTCTTGACAAAATAAATTAAATTACATATACTTGCGCAAGGGTTGTATGACAACCTTAGAATTTGGTGGAAATTAAGGGGTTTTTCTTAGGGCGGCCACCCGAAAGAGAACGCAAGAAATATATAACGCGGCTTACAGGAGCCTGTACTTCTGTTTGGCCGCGTTTTTATTTGCCCCAAAATAAATATGGAGTAATGAATTGGCAAATACTTGCGGGAAAGAGCGGCAGAAATTAATTTTATCCGAATACAGGAAACTAAGAGCGGATAGATATACTCATTCACAGGCTGTTGGACAACTTTCACAGGATTTAAACCACACCCCTAAGACTATAAGTTCCGCAATTGATAGAGAATTACAAGCTGAAGAATATGAATTAAGACTCATAGTTGTTGAAAAGGCGAAAACTAAGCAAGGCATGGATTGGGAAACGTTAATCCCAGTAGCAATAGCAAATTTTATGGGTGCGCTGTACGGATTTGAAGAATTAACAGCATCCCAAACATGGGCTACAAAGGAAATAATTAAAAAAGTAGAAGAATCCAAAAAAACCACAGGTGAAAAACCACCGGAATCGGCTTTCGACCATGATTGATGATACTCACAGAACTAAAGACCTTAAAGAAGTTATGAAAGGGTTTGTTCCGGCTAGCGAGAGGTCGTGGTATCCGTTTATCTGGAAAACTAAAACCGAGTTGGAAACATTAAAATGTGATAATATAACAGGATACAATGAATACTGGGCAAATATAAAAAGACTTGCGAGAGAGGACTTTTTTTTCTTTTGTGACGAGATAATGCGTGACAAAGAAAGTCCCCATTTACAAGTTGGTTTGCATGATGAACTTTGTTATTTAGCACAGCAGAATGAAGATGTGGTATTACTGATACCGCGAGGACATTTAAAGACTACAATTTGCAATGTTTATCATACGATATGGGTTTTAGGGCATAATCCAAATTTAAGAATACTCACGATATCAGAAACACAAGACATAGCAAGAAAGTTTTTAAACGGTATAAAACTACAAATAGAAAATAACGAAAAACTGCACTTTGTATTCCCCGAATTAAAAATAGCGCGTAGTAAATCCAAAACAACGATGTATGAAAAGCAAAACCAAGATGAATTATTGGTTGAACGCAAGAAGATTTATAACGAATCAAGTATTACTGTAATGAGTGCCGGACAAACAAAAACTGGTATGCACTACGATTTACAGAAATATGATGATATTATGACAGCAACTAATTCAAAATCAGCGGAACAGAGAACAAAGGTTAAAGATGCTTATGATATGAGCCTTGCGCTTCTTAATCCTTCCGGTCGAATAATGATAATCGGTACAAGATATGATGACGATGATTTGTATGGATATATTGAAGAACAGAACGAATACCCGATGTATGTACGTGAATGTGTTGAGAATGGTGAGTACATCTGGAAAATACCTGATGTAATAGAACTTATCGAAGCCAATAAACGCCGCATGAACCCATATATATTTTCTTGTCAATATCATAATAGCCCTATAGTTAGCGGTAAAGAAGAGTTTAAACCTGATTGGGTAAATCGTTGGGATATGATAGATGTGCGTGAATGGATGTGCGATAACAAAAATGATGCTGAGATGGTGTTTAAATCATGGATAAAAACTCTTAATATTTACCTTGGTTGTGACCCGAACCGTGCTCAAAGAAAATCCGTGCGTAATGACTTTTGCTCAATGATGATTGTGGGCGTTGACATTCATAAACGAAAATTTGTATTAGATAAATATAAAGATAAGCCGACGTCTAGTTTGGAAATAACTCAAAAGTTTTGTGATATGTTTCAAAAATGGAATCCTATTAAGGCAGGAATAGAGGCGGTAGGCGGGGATGCTCACTTACTTTCACCGATACGAGAAGAATTAAAGAAAAGAAGATTACCCGCTAATCGCTTTATGGAATTTAAGACAACTACAAGTATTCCCGGAGATGATAGAGTAAGGGGGATGCAGGCGGATTTTGAGCTTGGGGAAGTATATATAAGACAGGGAGCGGCGTATGAGGATTTAATTCAGGAACTTCTGCATTTTCCCCATGCAAAACATGATGATGAAATAAATACTTTGGCATATATTTTGACACAACTTGTAAAAGCTCCAAAAGAAAAAAAGAAAAAAGACGATACCGTATGGTATTTACAAAAAAAAAGACGCAATAACGGTTACAACTGGCAAACTAAAGATTGAGGCGGATAATGGCTGAAACAATGACAGGTGCAGAAAAAGAAATATCCGTTAAAGATGAATATGCCAAATCTGCCGAAGTTCTGGAAGGGTTTAGAAAGGCAAAAGCGCATAGAGAAGAAATAGGATGGGATAATAACGCCAAAAAAAGTATGAACTATTATTTTGGCGAACAATGGACAAAATCACAGATTGAAGATTTAGAAATGCAGGGACGTGCGCCTGCTGTTTTCAATATGATTTTACCCGCCACCGATCTTATTATTGGACATCATATTCAGAATAAGATAAATATTGTTGCAAAGCCTGTTGACGAGTTCTCTGACCCGCATATAGCGCATATTATTAACGGCGCGATGAAATATGTGGAGCAGTCAAATGACGTTGAATTTGAGGACAAATTACAGTTTCAGGACGGCATTATAACTGGTGCTGGCATTAAACCTATTTGGTGGGACACCGAAAGTAGTTTTGAAGGGAAATTGTGTATATCGCAAGACCCATCGTGGAATTATTATTTAGATGCTAATTTCACTAAATATGATTATTCAGATGCCAATGAATTATATAGAATTGCGTGGTTTACGATAAAAGATATTCAGAGATTATGGGGAAAGAAAGTTTCTGAAAAGGTAAAATACTCAAGTGTTGGGAGCGATGGATTGCCGGAAGAAAAAGTTGCGCCGGATTATATGGGTATGTCAAATGATTATGGAATGCGTGATTTTGGCATTCCAAATGAACAATACAAAATGTCATACGATGTTGAAAAAGGACTTTATAGAGTAATTGAAAAATATTCTGTCGAATGGGAAGAAAAGGAATTTTATTTTGATAGTGAACAAAATAAATGGACAGACACAGATGAATTAAGTGAAGAAGAACAAATACTTGTAAGCGGATTAAGCGTTAAGAAAAGCGTTAAACATATTCAATTAACAACAGTGGTAGGTATTGAATTAGTAGAAAACAAAGCGTTGAAATGCAAAGAGTTTTATCACTTATTTAATTTTTATTTCCCGTATTTTTATAATGGTTTTTATATGGGATTGATAAATAATTTGTTTTATCCGCAAGATGAAATAAATAAACGTCATAGTCAGATAGTACATATTCTTGGAAGTATTGCAAACTCTGGCATGGCTTATGATGAAGATGCTTTTGATGATGAAGAAGAAGCCGAATTGGCAAACAAAATATCAAGAAACGGACAATTATTCAAGTTCAAAGAATTATATGATAAAGAAACCGGACAGAAAAATTATGAAATGCTTTCACCCCATGATGCTCCACAGACATACGCGTATCTTATTGCGTCCGAAAAAGACGATGTAAAATATATATCAGGGGCTAATGATGCCATTCAAGGCATATCAAAACGCGCTCAATCCGGCAGAGCAAAACAAAGTGAAATAGAACAATCCGCCGTTAGATTACAGAATATAGTTCACAATTTTAGAAAGACACAAAAACTTTGTGGTAAAGCTATTGTGTGGTGGATTCAAAATTATTTTACAGAAGAAAAACTTATCCGTGTTATGGGTGATGAAAGTATGGGGACGCAGGAAGAAATAGTAATTAACAAACGCGCATTCGGTCAGATTTTTAATGATGTTACAATGGGTGAATATGATATAAGTCTTGAATATGAAGGTAGGACACAAAGCGAAAGAGAACGCAATAAATTTATGCTTGTGGAATTGTCAAATACAGTACCTCAATATGCAGATATTATTTCAAAATGGGTAGTAAAACTATCAGATGTTCCGCAAAAAGATGATTTATTAAGAGAATTTGAAATGAGACAGCAAATGATACAACAGCAAATGGCTATGGGAGCAATGCCACAACAGGGCAACCAGCCACAAAATGTAAGACCCTCAAGAGGGGTAAGACGACAACCAACGGCTATGCAGTAGGGGACAACCGAAATACGGCCTCCGATTAAATAGATGCAAACATTAACCAAAGGACAATCGTAATTGTGCGGATAATCGAAAGACCCGCTAGCGACCCAAAGGAGAATCAAAATGGCAGAAAATGAAACCGTCAAAGAACCCGTATCAATGGATAATTTGACACCCGAACAGGTGGACACGGAACTCGAAAAGTTAAGAGGCGAGTATGCTTCTGATGCGCCTATGGATAACGATTACGAAGAAGATTACGAATCGCCCGAAGATAACGCTGAAGAAGAGGCTAACGAAACCACCACCAGTAATGAAAATGTTGAGAAAATATCCGAACCTGAAACTCCGGAGTATTTCAAGGCCGAATTGGCTAAAAGAGATACAATGTTTCAAAATTTGCGCTCATTACATGATAAACAGATTTCGGAACTTGGAGAATTACGGAAAGAGAACGAAACCGCAAGAAGGCTAACACAGGCACTTGAGCAGAATCCGGCATTGGCACAGAATCTTTTCGGATTACTCAATGGACAGCCTGTTCAGCCGCAAGTAGCAGAAGAACCATTTGAATTTGCCGACCCTAACAGTGTTAAAACTTTAGCCAAGCAAGCTTTTAGGGAAGAGTTGCAGGCAATTCAACAGCAGAATGCACAAAAAACTCAACAGCAGTATGTTCAGAGCTGGAATACAAACTTTCAGAGTAGTGCTACTAATTTGAAAGTACAGGGTGTTGATGAAACAGCTTTAACCACAGCCATAAGTAAGGTAACGCAAATGTTTAAGGAAGGTAAAATACCAGAACTTGCGTGGGCGTTAGAAAGTCAGCAATCGGCCATAGATGCCGCTTACAAAAAAGGCCGGGAAGAAGCAATAGCGGGTTTAAAAAAGGCTTCAAATGAGCCTAAAAGGACGGTTGGTGTAACATCGCGAAATAACAATATTAACACAAATCAATTAAAAGACATGAACACCAGCCAAATATTAGCGCAAATACACAAATTGCCTGTAAATTCTCCTGAATGGAATGAACTTGAAAATATGTTGCGCAAAGTAAAATAGTTGGATTCATGCAGTAAGGAATAGAAATGTCAGATACTTTAGGAACAAATACATCCGGCTATGATATACCGGGGGCAACTTATCGAAGAAAAGCGGTAATTGAACTCCAGAGCAAAAAACTTGCTTATGAGTATATAAATAAGTTATTTTGGAAAAATTTCACGGGAGCAGAAGGTTCAGGCGCGCCTATTATTAAAAAGATGGATTTAACCAAAGAACCCGGCGATACAATAAGAATGCACATGGTTCCGGCACTTTCCGGAAACGGTAAGTATGGCAATGTAGAACTTGAAGGAAGTGAAGAGGCTATTGACCTTGCATACAGGGATATTATAGTTAATTCGATAAGACATGCTGTAAAAGATAACGGCAAAATGTCAAAACAGCGTTCCTTCTTTGACTATATTGAAATAGGCAGAAATATACTACAGGATTGGTACGCCGCGCAGCGTGACGAAGGTATATTTAGAACGTTTTATTATGGTGCGCCCCAGCATGTTCATGCAACGGCAGCTACTTATGAAGGCCTTGGATGGAACAGTTCTGCCTCTAAGCCTCCTCGATATTGGTACATGGCAAATGAAACCGATAATGAAGTAACATATTCGGGCACAGATGCTACTTATGTAACTAATATTCAAACCGCCGAAGCACTTCTTGTTAGTGGCGACTCAAGTAAAATGTCTCCGAACGTTATTGAGGGGTTATCAACAAAACTTGATGAATTGAATATTCCCAAAATAACAATGTCAGGTTTTGATGCAGATTATCTTGCTGTTCTTCATCCCAGACAGGTTCAACAGTTAAAACAGAATCAGCGTTTCTTTGATGCTCTTCGCACAGGAGACAACAGAGGAAGTGCAAACCCGATATTTACCGGTACAGTAAATGGTAAATATGTAGGAATGTGGGATGGTATAGCAATAATGCAGAGTAACCGCATTCATTCCGGTGACCCTTCCGCTCTTGGTGGGGAAACTCTCATTGACGGTACACTTCCTAATGTTCGCAGGGCAATTGTTCTTGGAGCTAACGCCATAGCTGTTGCAGAAGCAATGGAGCCTGGGCTTCAGATGAAAGACAATTTCGATTATAACTGGAAAAAAGGTGTTGCGGTTGAGGGTATTTGGGGTTCCGGTAGAACCGATTATACCGTTGATAAATCTGGAGGTTCTCTTTATGCACAGAACGGAATTGTTGTTTCTACATACAGTCCCGCTACAGTAATAGGATAAACAATAGGGGTGGAAACACCCCTTTTAAAATCTCTTGGTGGAATATGGGAAGACTTGTAATAGCGTTACTTTTGATTTCAGGGATAGCCTCGGCGGCAACTTTTGATAACCGTGGAGTATGGCAAGCGTTAACTGATAAGGCAATTGTAAAAAATCAAATAATTACATTCGGCATGATAGATGTATCAGATAGGTTAGATGTGCTGAATATAATGGCTATTGCAAGTGGTAAAGACACATTGGAGCTTAAAATAGACCTTTATGGGCAGATGTCATATAACTTATCTGATAGTTTAACAGCTAAGCTTGTTGGTACTGTTACAGGGATTGGAGATACGCTTTCAATATGTCTTGCGGATACGCTTTCGGGTGATACAAAGTTCCCTTATTTATGGGGCAGAATAACAGGCAATTCCGATAGTTTAATGGCTGTTAATTTGTTTCTATACATGAACCCAAGAGAAATTAATATCATTAATATGAGGTAGTTTTTAATGTGCAAAACGATAATGATTGAATCTATTCTTGGTAAACGTTCTATCCATGGGTATAATTTTGAACTCAACCCGATGTGGAAAGGTTATGTTTGTGAACTGGATATAAAAGAGTGGTATATCTGGAAGTCAAGCATGAATCCACAAAAGGAGCCTGTATTTGTAGAGGCTGAACCAAAGAAAATACAGTCGTTTGAGCAAACAACACCTCCTCTAAAGAAGGTAAGACGTGAGCGCGGTAATACAAGGGTTAAGCGGACGCGAAATAGCAACTGATATAGCTGAAACTTTGGAACTCGATATTAATCAATCTTCAACGGTAGAGACAAGAATT